GGCAGGGTTAAGAAAATCAGGCACAGCCGCAACGTAACCGATAAGTACATCCAGAAAGGTTGCCTGTCCATAAGTGACTAAAGAACCGGTCTTATCTTCTACAATTGCCACATTTTCTGCAACTTCAGGCATTGGAGGCATGGAAGATTGTTTATTGTACCAATTAGACAGTATCTGATTATACGATGGGATTTTGAATTTGAACCCCTTCAAATAATGGCCACCATTCTTTTCAACTTCATTAATGGCAAAAGTGATTGACTGGTAAACATCAGGATGATGGGCGCACAAATCAAGATAAGAAATTAATCTTTTAATCCTGTATTTATGATCCTTAATGTTTGTTGGTCCAGTCAACTTCCCAACCAATCGTTCTTTATCATGGAAAACGATAAACTCCGGAATGGCACAAGATGCATTTAAAAGCTCAACTTTATCCGCATGGTTTGGACGACGGCAGTATTTGGATAAGAAAGGGATGCTTTGAAGGCCCCCTGTGGCTTCTAATCGCATTTCTATGTTCCAATTCTTCATTGATCGGACAATATTTGACCAATTCCATGATGGTGGTGCAACGTTTGAAATTGAAAGGATGTGGTCATCACCATAACAAGATAACTCATTAAAGAATTTAAATTCTTCTGCGGAATACCCAGTTATCTCACGCCAAGCGGTGAGATAAAGTATCACAGTTGTCAACGAATTATCGGCAGAGGTAGCTGAATGACCCGTTGTTAACCCACTACCTTTCCTATAAATGTTGCCAGTGGAAGTGGTATTGAGGAACTGATTTTCCAGAAAGGTGTAATTCAAATCAATCAAATTACAGATCCTATCAAAATCTTTGTGTTTCTCATATCCTTTCTTGCGAACACTCTTAATTAATTCTTGGACTTCACCAGTGATAGTGGAATCGAAATCCGACATGTCACCAGCAAAGTGTTTATTAAATCTTGAATGGCGCTTAAAAAGGGATGACATCACACTACCATTGAGAGGCATTCCAATTTTAATGGGAGTTGTTTCCCATCGAAACCTATGATTAGGTTCAAAATTCCAAATGGTAGACATTATGTATTGGAAAATAGGTGAACCTATGACAGAGCGTACCTTATCATTTTGCCATTTCCTAGGAGGCAATAATTCACCTTTGACAAAAACAGCGGAAACTGGCACTAAAGAAGGTGACATTGAAAAAGTGCGAGCCCAAAGTCTACGGAACTTGGAAAAACCACCAATATCCTTAATGAATTGGGACCTTTTGTATTTCCTGTTAGGATGCAACCGATCCCTGAAAAAGGAACCCAGTGCATACTTCTTCTCCCAAGCATTAATGATTGTCCTGAAAGGAGTCAATTGAGAATTTTCATAAATGTCCTTAACCATGGGCCAAATCAAATCAACACCATAGTTCGGGAAGTCAATTGAAGGATTCTTGAAGTATCTTGAAGTTGCCCGTAATTCATTATCA